TTCCAGAGCATCCTCGCTCAATTGACCACCGGCAAACATACCGGTTACTTCGCTGACAAGCTCATCAATATCGCGCGCTGCCTTAGAGCCGCCCTTCTCATGAGCTTCAACAACATAAGTGCCGCTGCTGCCAAGAAGATACTCCGTGGTAGTTCCCAGCGCGTCAGCAATTTTCTGGATAACTTCCATGTTAGCTGGTTTTCTATTACCGAGTTCATAGTTCTGGATGGTACGAGCAGTAACGCCAGCTCTCTTTGCGAGTTCAGCCTGAGTCAGTCCAGCCTCCACTCGCTTTTCTTTCAGTCTGTCTTTGAATACCATAAGGCACCTCTTTCTAAAACTTTTTGTGAACACGAACACTTTTTCGTCTAAACCCATTGACATGAAATTCTGTTCGTGCTATACTATGGTTGCTGACACGAAATGCTGTTCGCGTTATTATGATACCACACGAAACCTCGTGTGTCAATAGGAACATGAAAACTTGTTCGTGTTTCTTTTTAACTTTTTTGTGAACGGAGGGAGCAAATGCAAAGTATTCAGTGCCGGAAAGCATATGTTTCGGTTAATGTAGATGTCGATGAGGAAGGGACGCTCCATCCTCGTTTTATCCGATGGAAGAACGGTCTGATTTTCAACATCGACCAAGTTCTGTATAAGTGCCGCGCATCTTCTAAGAAGGTTGGAGGCGGCGGTATTCGTTACACCGTAATGATCAGAGGAAAGGAGTCGTTTCTGTTTCATGAAGGTGATAAATGGTTTGTAGAAGCAAAGGAGGGAGCAAGATGATTTTATCACACAGGCAAATTGAAGAGATCGCGGTGGCGGTCACCAAGGACTTCAACGAGTTCTTTTTCGGTCCTGATACCGAAGAGGCGCGGTTGCCTCGCGGTACGCCGATTGACCAGTTTGCCCGTGACTATCTCGGTTTGGATGTGTCTTTCGCACCGCTGTCACCCGATGGAAGCATCTGCGGGCTGACATCCTATGCAGATACCGAATACATTGTTGAGATGGATGGCATTCAACGGAAAATTCCGCTTCACCGCAATCAGGTCTTGATGGACGCGAGCTTTATTCAACCTTTCCAGATACGAAAGCTCTGCGGAAAGCGCCGGTTCACGCTTGCCCATGAGTGCGCCCATCAAATCCTGTTTCAGATGGAGACGGATAAAATCCAGGAAGCCTGTCGGCGGAAATACTCCGCCCGGACAGCCTATTCGCTTCGGGAGCTAAAGACCCGCGAGGACTGGAATGAATGGCAGGCCAATGTCTTAGGGGCGGCGATCCTGATGCCCCAGCGGGAAATCGACCTTGCCGTTGCGTACTATGCCAAAGGCCGGAAGCTGATCAGCTACGATGGAACCTTTGCCTATTGGGATAAGGTTGCCCTTGATAGGATCTGCCAGCAGTTCGGCGTTTCCAAGACAGCCGCCGTCATCCGGCTGAAACAGCTCGGCCACTTGGAAACCCGGCCATACAGTGAGTATAGCGATCCGTTGGAGGTATGGGCATGAAGAAAAACATTCGTGTCTCAGAGCCTTCACCTGAGATGCAGGAGAAAATCCGCAGGGCACGAAGCGCCATTGTCAACCAGAAGATGCGCATGGTGAAGTGTCCCTATTGTGGGCATAACGCCATCGCAGTATTCGAGGATTCCCGTGGTCACATACAGGCCAAGTGCAAAGCCTGTGGCCGGGAAACCGTATTCGATGTGATTAACATGAGACGGTTATTGCTCCACCTTCACAGAAGGTAAGGAGATAACAAATACAATTCAATATATGATAGCTGTGCTGTGGAGCCGCTGATTGGTGAGTCTTCCTAATGCCGCATGAACAGAGTTTTCTAAGCTCTGTTTTATCGGTATGGGAAGATCAACTCACCGTCATGCGGCTCTTTTTAAGTCTTGTCCATCCGCTGCTTCCTGCCAGCGGAAAGGACAAGACAATGAAAAGAATCCCCAAAACACCCGTTGAGTTCGACTATGACCTCTGGACTACCGAGGACGGCAAGTGCATGGTGCGCGTAAAGGCCACCGGCGAGACTACGGAGGTTGACCGCGAGGTCATGAAGACGCTCCGCAATGAGGAAAAGAAGCTGCGGCGATCCTATGATACTGGCGGTTCGTCTGCCAGCGGAGACGAAGAAGAAACGCAACCTTCCACTATACTGTCGCTGGACGCTATGCCGGAGGATGATGTGAAATCGTCCGCATGGCTGGCTGATCCGAATGATGGCATTAAGGATGCGGAGTTGAGGATGTTAGAAGCAGAGTTTATGGAGACATTAACTTCTGTTCAACTGAATATTTACAAAGCTTGCATTACCAGTGGACAAACGCCGACGGACTACGCAAGGACACATAATATGAGAAGACAGAGTGTGAATGATGCAATCACACTCATCCGAAAGAAGGCAAAAAAATTTTTTTAATTTTTTCTATGCGGTACCTGCGTTTTACGAAAAAAATGTCCGTTGTAAAGTGAAGGGGTCAAACAAGACCAGCTTCACAGAACCTTGAAAACAGAATATCCAGTGCTGCGGATCTTTCCTCTTTTCTCGAAGCGACTTGCCTTCTGCCGCCAAGACCTTCCTACGGGAAGCGAGCGATCAACAGAGAGGCTAAACTGCCGTGTGGTGCGGCTGTTCGCCATGATGGAGAAGTTGGGTATAATGATACTTCCGTCCCCGGGTTGCCGGGGGCGGCTCGGAGCGTTCCTCGGAGGGGTGAGAGTCCCATGATACCGATTCACCGTTGGTAGTCCGCAGCATTCCCTGAGCCACAAGGCTCTTCCGGCAGGGGCGCGAGCTGCAAATATGCCGGAAAACGAAACAAACCAATTAGCTACATTCAGCATACAAGTTTTCAGGATGAAAACTATATGGCGGAGTGTCCCCAACAGGCGCTCCGCCATATCCTTTTGTCCTGAATACAGTTCACATCATCAGGGAGGTGTTTGTAATATGATGAGCGTAGAAACCATGAGAAGCGTCAACCCGAAGACGGTTGACCGCAGTACCCTTGTCCAGCGGGACAGCATCCGGCTTGAGCCTGCGGCTGCGCAGGATGACCGGCTGCGGGATTTTATCCGACAGATCAGAAACCCGTATTGCTATCTGGACGGGAAGACCGTCGTGAAGATCAGCTTCTCGAAGACAGACACCACCTTGGAGGACTGTCTGGAACATTATCTGAGAGGACTTTGATTATGAACAAACTGAATCTTTTCGCCCGGTTCTATGGACAAGCGATTGAGCCTGTGATACAATGAAGTCAGGTCAAAAAAGAATACACGGACTAAGCCGCTGCCTTTGAGGGTCATGTGGCTTTACCGTGTTTTCCTCATACAAGAAGCAGAAGCCTTCGTCTTTCTGATTTGATGTATCACACCAAACAGAAAACGGAGGTTATTTTTATGCCCGGAAAAGTTTACCGGACGGCAATTTACTGCCGCCTGTCCCGTGAAGACGGGGACAAAGTTGAAAGCAACTCCATTGCAAGCCAAAGAGCCATTTGCGAGGACTACATTGCACGGCATGACGATCTGGAAATTGTCTGTGAGCCGTTCGTTGACGATGGTTATAGCGGTGTTTCCTTCAATCGTCCAAACTTCAAAAAGCTCGAAGACGCAATCCGCAAAGGCGCGATTGACTGCATCGTGGTCAAAGACCTCAGCCGCTTTTCGAGAAACTACATCGACGGCGGTCGGTATCTGGAAAAGATATTCCCGCAGCTCGGCATCCGCTTTATCGCGGTCAACGACGCTTACGACAGCCTGACCGGCGATCCGCAGTCGGATTCCTTTGTTATCCCGTTCAAAAACCTCATCAACGACTCCTACTGCAAGGATATATCCATGAAAATCCGATCCAGCTTGGAGGTCAAGCAAAAGAACGGTGAGTTCGTCGGGGCATTCGCGCCCTATGGCTACAAGAAATCGCCGGATAACAAAAACCAGCTTATCGTCGATGAGGCCGTCAGCGAGTATGTGCAGATGATCTTTGCCATGTACAAGGATGGCTTCTCCATCGGTCGCATTGCTGCAAGGCTGAATCAGATGGGCGTGCTTTCTCCAATGGAGTATAAGCACTCGGCGGGAGTGAAGTTCGATACCGTCTTCAAGACCGGCGACACTGCAAAGTGGACTTACAAGGCTGTCCAGCGCATCCTCACTAATGAGGTATATATCGGTGTCCTTGCCCAAGGCAAGCGCGGTACGCCAAACTACAAGGTGCGCGTTGTGCAGCCGAAAGACGAAATCGAGTGGGTCAAGGTCGAGGGGGCGCACGAAGCACTTGTTTCCTATGAGGATTTCATGGCCGTCAAGACCATGATGAAGCGGGATATGCGCTGCTCGCCTGATCAGGATGAGGCACACCTGTTTTCCGGCTTCCTGTTCTGTGGGGACTGCCAGCAGTCTATGACACGCAAGACCGTCCCGTCGAAGACAAAGAAATACATCTACTATGTCTGCTCAACGAATAAGCATAACCGGACCTGCAGCCCACACAGCATCAGCGCAAAAGAGGTTGAGGAAAAGGTGTTCCGTGCCATCCATGACCAGATCGAGCTTGTGGTCAATCTGGAAAAAGCGCTTGAGATGATCGAGCGGCTTCCTTCTCAGAACCGCAAGGCATTCAACTATGAAGCGCAGATTGCGAAGCTCGAAGAAGAGATTGAGCGCTATCAGAAGCTCAAGCTCCGGCTCTATGAAGACCTCTCGGATGGGATCATCGACAAGTCGGAATACTTTGAGTTCCGCAACAGCTACACCAAAATCATTGAGGAAAAGCAGGAAGCTCTTCTTCGGGTGAAGAAGGAAATGAAGCAGTCGGTCGCAACCGGGGCTACGGAACGGAACTGGGTCACGCTCTTCAAGCAGTATGAAAACATTGAAGAGCTGAACCGCCGCGTCCTCATGGCGCTGGTTGACCGCATCCTGATTTATGAGGATCACGCGATAGAGATTGTCTTCAAGTACAAAGACGAGTATCAGCAGACACTTGAATATGTTCTCGGCTATGCCGACGAACTTGCCGTTGCCGGATAAAGGAGGGATGAGCGCATGGCACGAAAAAGCAGAAAAGTCGCAGCCGCAGAGCCGGTTTGCGAAGCAGCACCGCTGCAAATCTTCCCGACAGCCATTTATGCCCGTCTCTCCGTGGAGAATAGCGGCAAATCTGAGAAGGTGGATGTCATCACCAATCAGATTGAGATATGCAAGTCCTATATTGCCGGTTGCCCGTATCTCGATCTCGTCGATGTCTATGTGGATAACGGACGGACGGGGACGGTTTTCGACAGGCCTGAGTTTAACCGCCTGATGACTGACATCAAGAGCGGCAGGATCAAATGCCTTGTAGTCCGCGATCTCAGCCGTTTTGGCCGTGACTACATAGAAACCGGAACCTACCTTGAGCGCATTTTTCCACAGATTGGCTTGCGGTTTATTGCAATCAAGGAACACTACGACAACTTTGATACGGACGGCTCAAATGAGAGCCTGATGATCCCGCTGCAAAACATGATCAACGCCCTGTACTCGAAGGATATTTCACGGAAAGTCTCCACCGCTTTGAAAGCACAGATGGAGCAAGGGACCTTCCAGAAGCGCAATCTTCCGTACGGCTACCGGTGGAATGAAGACCATACAAACATGGTTATTGACGAAGAGACAGCGCCGTATGTGCGGCTCATGTTCCAGTGGAAAATCGAGGGCTGGTCAATCCCGATGATCCTTAACGAGCTTGACCGGCTGGGTGCGCCAAATACGGAGCTGCGGAAACGCCAGAACGGAACCCGCAAAGGCGACGGCTGCTCCTGCAAAGGCTGGTACAGTTCAACGCTGTACGGCATCCTGAGCAATCCGCATTATGTGGGTGATACCGTCCTTGGCCGCTCCATGAAGGCGATCTACAAGGGCATCAAATCCCATAATGTCAAGGACAAGGATAAGTGGATTGTGTTCCCGAACACGCACGAAGCGCTTATTTCCCGTGAAGACTTCCAGAAGGTGCAGGACATCCTCCAAGCGGCTTCTGAGGCTCGCCAGACGAGTATGCAGAAAACCGAGGAAATCCGGGCAACGCTCGTAAACCTTTTCGAGGGAAAAATCGTCTGCGCTGATTGCGGGAAGAAGATGTACTTCCACCGGAAACGGATCGACAAGGACAAGCGGAAGCGCTGGTATGCCTTCTATGAATGCAGTACCTCAGTAGGTCGGCGCTATGAGCATTGTACTTCCCATTATACGAGGCAGGACATGCTTGAAGCGAATGTGCTTGCAGCGATCCAGCTTCAAGTCAAGGCAGCGCTTGATTATGACAAGCTGCTGGATAAGCTCAGGGGCAGCGAGGGCGAGAAAAACATCCGAGATCAACAAAATGCCCTCATTACAAGCCTGAATCTGCGGCTCAACGGCGTTTCTAAGAAGCGGACACGCCTCTACGAGGATTATGCCGAAGGGCTTCTGGATGAAGCGGAATACTCCTTTGCCAAGAAGAGCTATGACGAACAATACGCTGACCTGTCCCGCCGTCTGGATGAGGCAGTACAGCGCCGGAGCAAATTCGACGAAGCTATGTCGGTCGATAACAAGTGGATTACCTTGATGAAATCCGTCAGCACGGCAACGCAGCTCTCTCAGGATTTAGTAGACGAGTCTGTTGAATTGGTCAAAGTCCATGAGGGCGGCGCTGTCGAACTGGTCATGAAGTACGGTGACATCTACGAGCTGACCATTCAGAGTATCAAAGAAGTTCAGGAGGCGATGTAAATGAACAAAGACTACACAATCGGTATCTACATCCGCCTCTCTATGGCTGATGAAGATACCGGCACCGGCAACAAGGCTGAGAGTGACAGCATAAGCAACCAGCGTATGCTCATCAACCGATACCTTGACAACCATCCGACGCTTTCCAAATATCCGAGACTTGAGTTCGCGGATGATGGCTATACCGGGACAAATTTTCATCGTCCTCAGTTCTCGGCGATGATGGAGAAAGTCCGGCACGGGGAGATCAACCTGATCTGCGTCAAAGATTTTTCCCGCTTTTCTCGTGATTACATCGAGACGGGTAATTATCTCGAATGCACTTTCCCGTTCATGGGCGTTCGCTTTATCTCCATCAACGACGGCTATGACAGCGACGATTACAAGGGAACAACCGGTGGCCTTGAGGTTGTCATGCGCAGCATCATCTATGCCGCATACAGCAAGGATCTTTCTGTCAAAACGACAACGGCAAAAATCCAGATGATGAAGCAAGGCAAGTATGTGGGCGGCTACGCTCCTTACGGCTATGTGCTTCATCCCGAAATCCGCAACAAGCTCAAGCTTGACCCGGAGGCCGCAGAGGTCGTGCGCAGGGTCTTCGATGAAGCCCTTGAAGGCAGGAATACCTCACAGATTGCTCTCAGTCTGAACGATGATAATATCCCGACGCCCGGGCAATATTTCAAAGGCAAACATCCTGACAAGAAGAAGTATAGCCGCATGAGCGAAAAGATAAGCTGGACGGCCTCTATGGTCTACAAGATCCTGACGAGCTATGTTTACACAGGGGCAACGGTCGGCCACAAGCGAAAATCCGGCGGCGTAGGTTCTCGGAAAACTATTTCTCAAAAGAAAGAGGAATGGATCATCGTCGAAGGGATGCACGAAGCCATTGTCAGCAAGGAAGAGTTTGAGCTGGCTCAGGCAGTCATCCGGGGCGGCGAGAAGAATCCTAAACGGAATCTGCGCTATTATCCCCTCAAGGGTCTTGTGTGCTGCGGCAACTGTAAACGCGCCCTTACCCGGCGAAAGCTCCGAAATGAGGGTGGATATTTCTATCAGTGTACTTACTCAACACATGACCGCGATACGGAGTGCCCGGTTGGTGAAAGATACAGCGAGGCATGGATTGAGGACACCGCTTACAAAGCGATTGGGCAAATGCTCACACTGGTCGAAAAGAAAGCTGTTAAAGAGCATGAGATCAGCAAGCGCAGGAAATCTGCCATCACAGAATGCGCGGATGCAATCCGCGATTTGCAGAAGCAGTACGAACAGCTCAAGGCAGTGAAGCTCCGGCTGTATGAGAAATACACTTCCGGCAGCATCACAAAGGCTGAATATCTCAAGCGGAAAGCAGAAACAGACGCGAAGATGTCTGAGAATGAAGAAGCAATCCAGCAAGGTCATCAGCGGATGCAGGAGCTTGATTCTGAACATCCCTGTTCGGATGAAAGGCTTGATGCGGTGCTCGGCGAATACCAGAAAGGCGCAGGGCTTACATACGAGCTTGCTCATGCTCTAATCTCCGCTATCTATATTCATGGGCATGACAGCATCGAAATCGTCTGGCAGTTCAAAGACATCTTTGAGGATGCAGAAATCTAATAGGCTGAATGTTACAAGCCGTTCACGGGTGGTCATCCACCTATGAACGGTTTGTAAAATCTCAAAAATTTTTTAGTTCCTACTTGACACAAGAAGATCTCTCCCGCCTAGGCAGAGATCACATCGCAGTTGGATATTATCTGGAGGGCTTCTTCCCTATGAACTGTGTTCGTTTTGTTTCAATTAATGACGATTTCGACACAGTAAACGGCTTGACCGATCAATCCCACCCACATGGAGCTAGAATTCGCATTCCAATAAAGAACGCATTTAACGAACAGGTTGCAGTAGAAATCAAACAGAAAGTTGAGGCGACTTTGCAAATGAAAATAGACCGAGGAACATTTGTTGGGCCGAGAGCCCCCTTTGGATACCAAAAGTCCGAAGCAAACCACGATCAGTTAGTCCCTGACCCGATTGCGTCCATCACAGTGCGGAAGATTTTTGAGCTGGCGGCAAACGGAACTGGCGTAACAGGTATCGTCCGCTATTTGAATGAAAAAGGATTACCCACTCCGATCCAATACGCCCGTTCCAATGGACTGACCGGGAGTTTTGCGGATGGAACGGGCGATTGGAACAGTCGATCTGTGAAATACATTTTGACTAACCGAACCTATACCGGGATGCTCATACAAGGCAAGGAAAAGCGAGTTGTAAAGGGCACCCATGAACCGCTGGTAGACGTTGAAACCTTTGACAGAATCCAAAGTGAATTCAAAGCCCGTTCATTTAAT